GACCCGCTGGCATGAGGACGACCTGGTCGGCCGGCTGACCGATCCGGGCAACGACTATTACGACCCCGAGGAAGCGGCCCAGTGGAAGATCATCGACCTGCCGGCGCTGGCCCTGGAGGGCGACCCCCTCGGGCGCAAGCCCGGCGAAGCTCTCTGGCCGGAGCGGTTCGACCGCGGCTTCCTGCTTGAGCAGCAGCGCCGCGACACGGCAGGCTTCGCGTCCCTCTACCAGGGCCGGCCGACGCCCGACGGCGGCGCGTTCTTTCAGTCCGAGTGGCTGAAGACCTACAAGCCGAACGAGCTGCCGAAGAACCTGCGGTTCTACATCGCTTCCGACCATGCCGTGTCCCAGCTCCAGAACCGGGACAAGACCTGCCTCATCCCGGTCGGCGTGGACGAGAACGACGACATTTATGTCCTGCCGGACGTGTGGTGGCGCCAGGGCTCGGCGGACCAGGCGGTGGACGCCATGCTGGCGCTGATCCAGCGATACAAGCCCATCTATTGGTGGGCGGAACGCTCGCACATTTCCAAGTCCATCGGCCCGTTCCTCCGCAAGCGGATGCTGGAGGAAGGGCTGTTCTGTGCCGTCTGCGAGGTCATCCCGATCGCGGACAAGCAGACCCGCGCCCAGTCGATCCAGGGGCGCATGGCGATGGGGAAGGTTTTCTTCCCCGAGCGCGCGCCGTGGTGGCCCGAGGCCCGCGACCAGATCGTGAAGTTTCCGGGCGCGGCCCACGACGACTTTGTGGACGCGCTCGCCTACGTCGGCCTGGGCATGAACTACCTGATTTCCGCTGGTCCGATCCGACACGGCGCTGACCGCTACCGCCCAGGCACCTATGGGGCGCTCATGCACGAGAGCAACCGGACCCGGCGCGAAAACGCCCGAGCCCGCAGCAATGGAGGCTGGTGATGGAGCTGACCGAAGCCGTAGGCGCCACCCCCCAGGCCCCGGAGAAGGTTGTGGCGCGCGAGCGCCCGGACCCCGCGCCCCAGCGCGCCGAGCTGTGTAGCAAGTGGCAGTCACGCATCCGGGCCGCCAAGGTCCATTGGGAGCCCAGCTTCCGGCGGATGCGCGAGGACATGCGCTTCGCCGCCGGCTACCAGTGGCCGGACCAGACCGACAACGATGACCGCTATGTGGCGAACATCGTCCTGCGGCACATCAAGCACCGGACCGCGTCGCTCTATGCGCGCAACCCGCGCACCGTCGTCCGCCGCAAGACCAAGCTGGTCTCGTCGCTCTGGGATGGCACGATGACCTCGCTCCAGGCGGCCCAGCAGCAGATGGCCTCCGCGCAGGAAATCATGTCCACGGTCCCGGACCCGGTTGTCCAGGGACACGCGGCGGCGGTCCTCGCGCAGGCCCAGGCCATCGTCAACGACGCCCAGCAGGCCATCCAGCAGAACCAGATGCTCGACCGCATCGCGCGTTCGCTGGAGCTGGCCTATGACTATTCGCTGGACGAGCAGGTCATCCCGTTCAAGGAGGGCATGAAGGAGGTCGTCCGGCGCACCGTCACGACCGGCGTCGGCTACACCAAGCTCGGCTTCCAGCGGGCCATGAAGATGAAGCCCGAGGTCGAGCGTCAGATTTCGGACTACTCCGAAAAGCTCGCCACCATCGAGCGCCTGTCCGCGGATATCGCGGACGGCGAGAGCGTCCCTGACGGCGCCGAGGCCGAACAGCTCCGGCTCGCCATGAACGCACTGTCCAAGGAGCCGATGATCCTTGCCCGCGAGGGCCTGGACGTCAGCTACCCGGACAGCACGGCCCTCATCCCGGACCCCAAGTGCAAGCGCCTCCGCAACTGGGTTGGCGCTGGCTGGGTCGCGGAAGAGTTCATGCTGAGCGGCGAGGACATCCAGGAGATTTACGGCGTGGACGTCCAGTCGGCCGGCGCCGGCGCGCGGGCCTACCAGAAGATCGAAGGCCCCGGCCAGCCGGTGCGCCTGAGCGAGCCCTGGGAGGACAAGAAGTCCTCCGAGGTCTTCTGTGTCTGGGAGGTCTATTCCCGCAAGGACGGCCTGGTCTATGTCCTGTGCGACGGCTATCCCGACTTCCTGCGCGAGCCCGGCCAGCCCGAGGTGTGGATCGAACGGTTCTATCCGTGGTTCGTCCTGTCGTTCAACGACGTCTACCACACCAATTCGGTCTTCCCGATGTCCGACGTGCGCCTGATCCGGGACATGCAGCTCGAAATGAACCGGGCTCGCCAGGGTCTCCGCGAGCATCGCCGCGCCAACCGGCCGAAGATGGCGACCGCCAACGGTATGCTGGACGACGAGGACAAGGACAAGCTCCGGAACCACCCGGCGAACGCGATCATCGAGCTGAACGGGCTCCAGCCTGGACAGTCCGTGGACCAGCTTCTCCAGCCGATCAAGATGCCGCCGATCGACCCGAGCCTCTACGACGTGTCCGCCCCGTTCCAGGACATCCTGCGCGTCGTCGGCGCCCAGGAAGCGAACCTCGGCGGCACGTCCGGCGCCTCGGCCACCGAGACCTCGATCGCGGAAAGCTCCCGCATGTCCGGCCAGTCGTCGGACGTGGATGACCTGGACGAAATGCTGACCGGCATGGCCCGCGCCGCCGGGCAGGTGATCCTCCTGGAGTATTCCCAGGAGACGATCATCCAGATCGTCGGCCCGGGCGCCGTCTGGCCGGAAATGAACCGTGACCAGGCCGCGCGCGAGCTGATCCTGGACATCGAGGCGGCGAGCACCGGACGGCCCAACAAGGCCGCCGAAATCCAGAACATCAATCAGATCGCGCCGGTCCTGCTCCAAATCCCGGGGCTCAACCCGGAATGGCTCGCTCGCCAAATCCTCCAGCGCATGGACGAGAAGCTGGACCTGTCGGAGGCGTTCACCGCGGGCCTGCCATCGATCATGTCCATGAACCGCGGCGGTGGACAGGCCACCGGCGCCCCCGCGGACAAGGACCCGAACGCCCAGGGCGCCGAGGGCTCGAACAATTCCGGCGCCGAGCCCAAGCGCAACAACATGGGTGCTGACGGCCCGCCACCCCCGCGGTCGGCCCCGCCCATGATGAGCCAGTGACCACGATCGTCTTGCGTGTCTTGTGAGGCTTGAAGACACGCAGGACGAACTTCTATCCTGTGAGCGTCCAACTCATAGGAGCGATCCAGCGTGGACCCCAAGCAGGACGTTAATTCCGGGGCGTCGTCCAGCCCGGACAAGGAAGTCTCTTCGCAGGACGTTAACCCGCAGGCCGCTCCGTCCATCGGCCAGGACGTAAATAACCCGACGTCGTCCAGCGGAACCCCGGCCGAGGAAACGAAGGCTGACCTCCTTTCGGTGGTCATGCAGGCGGCGCCTCCCAAGGAAGAGGACGACGTGCTTGCGTCGCCCGCGACCTCGGACAAGCCGGAGCCGGAACCCGGTTCTCCTGCAAAGGACGAACCGTCTCCAGAGTTCCAGGAACCGACCGCGGAAGAGCTGAAGGCATACACGCCCAAGGCCCAGGACCGCATTCGGGAGCTGGTGCAGCGGGGAAAGCAGTTCCAGGCCGAGCGTGATGCCCTCCGGGGCGAGCTGGAAACCCTCCAGCCTCTCGCTCGTCAGTTCCAGGACGTGCAGGGTTTCATCGCGGAAAGTCGAATTTCCGAGGGTGAGTTCGGCCAACTCCTGACGGCTGGCGCGGCGCTGAAGCGCGGGGACTTCAACTCGTTCCTCCAGGCTGTCCGCCCCTATGTCCAGTATGCCGAGGAAGCCATGGGGGTCCGCCTCCCTGACGACCTCCGGCAGCAAGTGGACAACGGGCTCATGCCCGAGGACGCGGCGCGCGAGCTGGTCCGGTCTCGCCATCAGGCGAACATCGCGACGGCTCAGGTCCAGGAGCTTTCCCAGACGCAGGCGGTAGAACGCCAACAGGCCGCGGCCACGTCCATCCGGACCGCCGTGGCGACCTGGGAGACGGGCGTCCAAGCGCGTGACCCGGACTACGGCGCCAAGCAGGCCGCCGTTCAACGGTATGCCCAGGCCCTCATCGCGGAACACGGCGCCCCCCGGTCGCCGCAGGAAGCCCTCTCGCTAGCCGAGAAGGCCCTGGACGAAGTGAACAAGACGTTCACGGCGTTCCGTCCCGCGCCCAAGCCGACGCTCCGTGTCCCGACCGGCGGTCAGACCCCAACGAATGCTCTGGCTCCCGAGCCGAAGTCCCTGATGGACGCCGTCCTCCAGGGTCTCCAGCGGACCAGGGCCTCCTGACGGAGTGACCTCCAATGGCCTTCACGGCTGACGAACTGACCAACATCGCCAACTCGGCGCTCGA